CCTAAAGCCAAGCTCAGTTAAAGTCTCTTGTATCTCACCCTGCTCTAAACGCGGGTACTGGGTCGTCTTGTCTTCCATGTTCTTCAAGTTCTCCTTGCGCTCCAAGCGCATTTGCTAAATCTAATTGATCTCCTACTTCTGTAGCTGTAAAAGCATCCATACTTAGGTGAACGACATTTTGTTTAAGCGAATCATCTGGCATGCGTACAGGCTCCGTAGCCCTATTGTAGCTTTTACCAAGATGGCGAGCTTTAACATTAATGAGTTTATGAGTGCCGAAGTTAGGCTCTTCATCAACCTCATCTAAAGTTTTCTTCCTTAAAATAAACATATGAGAACAAAACTGAGTAATACGATCCGAAAGAGAAACAATACTCTCATCATCAACAATATTTTCCGCTCGACGATTATTCACCACTCCAGACCGATTACTCTGAACAGAAGTTATCATAGGAATTATGGGTTCGCCATCTTTAAGAATTTCTTTCTGAATTGTTCTTTTAAATTTATCCACCATTTCGCCAACCACCTGCCACTCAGATTTTCCATTTTGAGAATCATTAGCAGTTTTAATGTAATCAAAAGAAAAAATCATTGGGTTACCTCGACCAACAGTAGAATAATAAAATCTTCTCAATGTGGCAATCATTTTGTCAACCGTATAACCTCCAACATTATAGTAATAAAGTTGAATTTCTTGATTGCGTATTTTTTCAAAAGCATCTCTAACTTTATTTACTGTTTCATCTCCCATTTGCCTCCATAATCCAGTTTCAAGATAATGATGACCCACCCCCGTAAGCGCGGAAGCCTGTCGAGTGATAATTTCCTCTTTACTCATTTCCCCATTGTCAAAATGTAAAATTGGGACATTATGCATACGGGAAACTTTAGAGCAGAAATCTAGACAGAAACGTGTCTTACCGACTCCAGAACGCGCCACAACGACAGTTATGTTACCCGGCCTAAGTAGAGAGCCATAAAGTTCTTGAAGCCTTGTATGAGGCCCTGTGAGCCCAAATTCCTCAACTGGGTTATTACCTCGATCTTCTATAAATTCTTCCAATTCATCGTAGATATTCACCGGCTTATCTGGCCCATTATCAAACAAATTCATTTGATTATTGAACGTTTCATCTGCGGTTTGAATAATTTCTTCAAAATCTGCAGACGCCGGTATCTTTTTGATTTTTTTGGCTACATCTTGGGCGGCTTGATAAATAGTGCGACGAATAGAATATTTTTTTAACTCTTGAGCAATTGAGAGTACTTGACTAGGGGAAATTGCCCTAAGAGACAGAGAATAAATATAATCATTAATATTTAAGTCTTGAGGAAAACTAATATTAAAAGATTGGATTCTTTGAGCTAATATAACGTGATCAACATCCGCTGATTGATCTATACATTGGCGAAGTGCCAGAAATATAGTTTTGTGGTTTTGGTTATCGTCAGCATAAAAATCAGATTCATCAATAAAGTTTTCAATTTCTGCATATTTTTCGGGGTACTTTATTAAGGCTCCTAATAAATGTTGTTCTAAGTCAAGAGAATGAATCATACGGAATAAAACTAAAGGATGTTCGATTAGCTGTCAAGCTAATTGTCGGAATCTTCTTCATCCATTGTAGCTTTTTCTCCCATCTCCAAATCCTCTAAAAATCTCTCAAGGGCTTTACGCAATCCCATCTCAATGATTTGAGAGCCAATTTTGCAGTTGACCATAGGCTTACCTTCGTTATTGACGTACGCTAACATAAAACCCCCATTTTGATCGCCATCTCCTGTGAACTCGTACATTTTTTCTAAAAAACTTTCAGGAATAGAAAATTCAGGATGATTTAAATCATGTTCTTCTGTACTCATATTGTATATATTTTACACTAAAACCTCTACAAGTCTAACATTTTATCCAAATCTAAAAGTTCACTTTCTCCATCAAAATATTCCACAAACTTAATTTCATTAATTTCACAAAACTTTATTTTGTCTTGATCTCTTTTTAATTGCTTTAAATAGTTAATTTTACTTCCACCGTGCATGAAAGGCACAAACTTAGTATGTTGTCGGCCTTGTACTTCGATTACAATGTTTTTGGTAGCATTATAAAAATCCAAAGTCATGCGACTTCCCACCAAAGGAAACTCTTCAAAAACTATATCGTGAGACCAATATTTTTTTAAATATTTTTTTACCGAGTTTTGTATTTTACTTTTACTAGAGCCTTCCCAGTCTATCAAATACTTTCTAGACGCTTTAACTTTCCGAGTGGACCCAAATAAAGTTTTAAACACCATGGCTGGATGTCAGCATTTTTTTAAAATAATTTAACAGAAAATGTTTGGTTTTTTCGTTTTCATCTAAGAATTTTGAAAGCTGGTTCTCCCCTTGAATTTTCTCAGGAAAATCAACTTCTTCTTCTTTCAACATTGAAAGAAAGTCTTCGTCAAACTCTATCCATCCCGCTCCTTTTTTAGTTGCCAAGTCCCATAAAAACATCATATCTAAAATTTCTTTCTCGACCCAAATACTGCGACCTCCACTGCGGCCATAAATAATTGGATATTGGATAATGCAATTAGTCTTTTCATTTGGGC